ATCCAAATAATAATTTTTACTGTTAATTGACCCATTATTCGTGACTTCTAATCTTTGAAATCCACATAAACTCATGTCTTTACCTTGATTATGTGCATAACTATTCTCATAATTTAGGAAATGTCCAGTAAAACAATAATATCTTCTTTTACCTCCATTATAATCACGAATATATTTACTGCTAAATTCGCTAAAATGATTATGCCCCATCATACACAAATCTGCATGAATACTACTCATATCCTGTATAAAACCTCTCATTGCTAGTTGTGGGCTTTTACTGAATCGAGTACCATGCTTCCCATAAACAATTAACTCTTTGCCATTGATTTCTAATTTATCGAAGAAATCATTACTTGTATACTTCGCACCTAATCTTTCAGCTATAATTTTAGTCACATCAAGATTAAAATATTTCTTTGTTCTTCTTTCATGATTTCCAGTTGCACAAAACCGAACATACTTCCTGTGGGGTCTGAATAAATCAATAACTTGTTGCACAGAATCCTCTGTACTCATAGAACTGTCAAATGCACCAATTTGTGAAGAAGGATTGTCAATCAAATCACCTAACAAGTAAATGCATTTGTTTTTACTTGTTTCTCTGAATGTTTTATCCCAAAATTTAAAAAATTCACTATTAAATTTCTCATGACCTAAATGCAAGTCACTGACTGGGAATATGTAAAATTTACCTTTAGCCACACTCACTTTCCCCTAAACAACAATTTACCTAACCAGTTTAACTCAAACTTGTCTTTCCAATCTTCCAATAACCTAACACGATTATGTAGTTCAGTTACTTCTTCTTGTATTGTTTGTCTTTTATCCTCAAACACTACTTCATCATCCTCAAAACGATTGATGAAGTTCCTAATAGTTGAAGCACTTACTTTTGTAGATTGAAAATTCTCCGATTCATAAATCTCCTGTGGAGAATACCCTAAAGCATGACATTGAATAATTCTTTCTGCTTCACGCCTTGTTAACCAGTATCTCTTCCCTTTATTATTCTCGTTCTTAAAACATTCCTCTTCTTCGTTCCAAATCAATTTCATCTTCAATAGCCTCTTTAATTATTGCTGGGGAGATAGGTTCACAGAAACCACCAATACTCTTGATTATCTCCCCATCATTCAATATCCACCATTTCCCATTAATATACTCCACTTCATAAACCATCTAACCAATTTCTCCAATTATTTTATCAGCAGTTTTCGAACCAATACCATTGATTCCCACCAAATCCTCTTTAGTAACCTCCAATAAATCTCTTAAACTTTCTAATCGCAAATGCTCCTTAATAAGAATTGCTTTCTTCGTACTAATAGTATCAATACAACATAAGAATGTTCCTACACTATCACTCATTTTACAAACTGGTTTTTCAATCGGTTCATGCTTATCTTTCGCTAAAATATTCTTCGCAAGATAAGTCATAATAGTGAATGCTTGATTCTTATTTTCAACCATTATTACTTTATCATGCTCCAACAATGTTGCTAAAGCACCTAACAAGTTTTTCATAGTAAACTCCTTTAAAGAAGTTTTTTTCCTAATAAAATACTGATTTTTCAAGTACTGATACACATTACCGACAATGATAATATAACTAAAAGGATATTGCCTCATTCTTTGAGTTTGTTTGAAAATCCTCCTGTCCATGATACTGGACACAAAATCAGAAGGTGTTTTCCATTCAAAGACCAATTTATCGTTGAATAAGTAATCTCCAACCGGCAATCTTGTTTGTTTTGTCTGCACATCATTCTCATTAAAGAACTTCATTGCTGATTCAATTCTTTTACTATCTTCACGATCATCTATTTTACAGCAGAAGTTCATATTATCCTCCCATTTTCATCGAATTCTACAAGCCCTTTCTTCTTTAAAGTCCATATATTTCCTTTTTCTCCACAGGCACTGCAACTAAACCATTCTTTAGTTATTAATAAACTTGGTTTGTTGTCATTATGCCATGGGCATTTCATATAACCATATCCTCGGTCATATACTTTAATTTCTTCTCCAGTTACCTGTGGCAGGACTTCTCGTAAGTCATTTGCTTGGATTGGGTCTGATAACCCATCTATTTTTAACTTTTTAATTCTCCTTTTTTTATTTAGTTCAACTATTTCGCACTTACTATGTGCATATCTTAATGCTCTATGTTGCTTTTCAGTAGGTTCTTGCATTTCCTTAAAAGAACCTTCAATTATTCTACAAGTTTTATGTGAACTTGGATGTTTACTGCCAATTAAACGAATATTTCCAGTCAAGCCCGCATTAGTATTCACATCATCTAATGTAGATAATTCCAAATGTGACTCTTGCAAACTTGTTGAAAATATCAGACAATGAACAAACTCTGAAAAGAATTTATTCCAATCATTAATTCCTCTTTGCTCATCTTCAGCATTAGCAAACAATACTGGACTTATTTGAATGTAAAGATGATATCCTTTATTCCCAGACTCAACAATAACACAATTATGCCCTTCCAAGGTTAATTTATTCTTTAGCCTTTCAACATCCTGAAAAGCAACAGCAATATCTTCAGAATCAAAATCAAGAATAATACATTCCACCATCCTATTTTTGGGATATTTCGTAATGTAAATATCCGAATTATCATCCTGATTTTGCAATGTTTTCTCAAATATTTTGCTGTTCCAATTTTTTCGTTGTTCAGCATAATCCTTATCACGATGTCTAATCGTGATTGTATGTTGCTTGTCTTTGAATAATTGACTATAATTCATCTGCAACACCATCCAAATAAGGTAAATCATTAACGATAGGTTCAACAGTTTCAAATAATGATTTTTTAGAAGCAGTATCATTTTTAAGGAAATCTAATAATTCATCAGAATTATCCGGATATGTGACTGTAAACAATTTAACTGCTTTATCTAAAGCAGATTGTTTAAATTCCGGTATAACCTCCTCAACTGGTTTATCCATACTGGTATTCAAAGCATATACATTCATATTTCCATGAGTAGATTTCCCCACTTTTACAAGAATCCCTTCATTATATAATGCTTGTAAACGATTACTTGTTTGTTTAACACCACTTTTACGGAACCATTGCTTATTCCTATGCTTTTTTTTCAAAGATTCAACACTAAAAAGATAATCTTTCAAAAAAGCATCATCTTCATCAATCTTTGAATTATAAGCGAAGTTATCGTAGTCTTTTGAATCAGCATCTAGAGTATCAAGTATCCATTCTCTCACATCTGCATCAAAATCCTCTTTACTTAAAGTAGGTTGTTGAACTATCTCATATGATTCAATCAAGCCATTTGCAAATTTTATTTCGTCTGGCAAAAGATTTGATGAGCTGAATATGTTTAATGCATTAATATTGTCTTGCTTACTCGCAATCACAATAGGTGTTTGTTTCTTTGCAAATTGACTGTCAACATATATTTCATGAGATAACTCAAAAGGATGATGCAAACAAGTTACAATCTTCAAGATAGCTTCATACTCTTGAATCTTCCTCGTAAAATCATAATGATTCTTCAAATGCTCCTCAATAGTGAACATGTAAGGATTGAAAAAATCTTTATCTTCAACACTATAATTGAAAGTAAAACCTTGAACACTCCTGGTAATATGTTTGATTAGGTTTAAGGAAGTGTAAAATTTCCCTTTCGCTTCTTGAACACTATTGTAAATCATCAATTTTTCACTGTCTAAAATTTGAGGAGTTAGAATAATTGACCTTGACTTTTCCTGATCATTAATTAACTCCTCATTTGCAGTTGTATATGACAAGCAAGGATTTCCAGTTACAAACTGGTCTTCTTCTTCCATGCTGTCTTTATCAACAATACCTCTTTTCTTATACCCATCAGTCGTTAACTCCTTTAAGGTATCTCTCATTTCTATAGTATTGTTATTGTCAAAATCTCCACCTAAATCCCCCATAAAAAAGATGTGTCCACTTAAATCTTTTCCATTATATTTTCTGAAGAAATAAGCAACACTATCAACTCCTTTATGGACTCTTTCTTCAGGTATCATTGATAATGCATTTTCTAACATGAATGATTTTCCAGAAGCTTGATTTCCAACTGCAATCACATTTGTTGCTTTTATACCAGTATAAGTTTGGAAATATCCAAAAAAAGCATTAATAATCTCCCTTGGATTCCCCACACCTAAACAATGGCTTGTTGCAACAATCAATTCTAAAGGAGTCATATTATACTCTGCACAGTAAGCATTGAATGATGCTTCAAGAGTATCATATTTCTCCTGAATTTCCTTCTCTTTTTTCTGCTCTTCCTGAAAATCTTGTTGAGCAGTACTCTCCATATTGGCTTCCAATTCATTTTTTAACTGGATTAAATGTTTTCCTGCTCTGTCTTCAAGAATTGCAGAGTTCACATAACTTACATCACCCAACTCATCAATCAATTCTTTTTTTGCTTGTTGAGTTGCGTATTTTTTCAAATACTGATGTAACTCACCCCCACCTACTTCTGTAGGTGAGGATTTACTATGAGCAACAATAGACACTCCATCATCGGTTTTTTCCTCATACCGATATGGTTTATCCATTTTTTCAGTAGATACGCATCTTAACTGCATATCCGCAATTGTCACCCAAGTCATTTCTATTCAACCACTTCAGGTGCTTCCCCATTCTCACAAATCATAAAACTGTATGGTTTGATTCCGTCCATCTTTCCAGAGTTACCGTATTTAGCGGTAAACTCCAATCCTTCAAGATAGTACTTCATTTCTGAAGCAGTTAAGTTAATCCATTTTTTATCAGGAACTTCCACTCCATGAGTTTCCAATCCGCATTTAAGTAATGGATAAGCACTGCTTAAAGGACTGAAACCTAATAATGTTTCATCTCCGAGTTTACTTTCTTTTTTAACATTCTTCGCATTAAAAAAGAAAGTGACGCATTCATTTGTAGCGTCCAACTCTTCTGTCACAGGTATTTCAGCATCTGCAGATGCATTATACTCTGTTTTAACTTTGTCATTTTCATCAATAACTCTCCCTAAACATTTTTCCATGTCAAGAATCGTTATTTTAACGACAATTCCTAATTTGCCTGGGCTTCTGCCCTTGTAAGGTTTCCCTACTTTTTCCACACCTGCAGGAACTCCTTCTTCTTTGTACCAGTTTCTGATACTAGATAGAAAGAGTTTACTTGTAATCTTGTCAGGAGTAAATGATTTATTCTCATCTCCTCCAGTGAATTCCACCATTTTTTCTGCTCCTTATACTATTTAATAATAAAAAATAAGGTTTTAAAAAAAATCAAACTCTTTTAAAACCTCTTGAAACTGAGTAATGAAAAACTCATTCATCAAAATTTATACTACTTTTTTAATAATTTATATATAGAACACAAAATCAAGTTCATTATTGAAATTAACCAATATTTCAAACTTAATTTCATATTCCTCAAAAATCGCACTGCTAAAACAAGTAATCTTCTTCATACCAGTTTTAACAAGTACTTGTGTTCCCCTTTTATCTACTTTCACAGAAATAGGAGTCACACCGAATTTATCCTTGAAAAGCTCATCGAACTTTGCCCCAATCCATTTTACATTACCGTGCATCGCTTCACAGTTCTCATCATAAAGTTTATTGAGTTCTTTACAATTTTCCCTATAAATCTGCACTGTTTCCTTATTAAAAACAATATCTACCATTCCACATCACCTGATGCAAAAGAAGATAGCTGTCGCTAACATAGAAACAGTTAACATAAAATAGATTACGCCAGAATAGTTTATTTTAAAATTGAAACTATCCCTTTGAGGATAAAGACCATGTTTATTGTCCACCCTCCAAAATTCCGCTAAAGCAGTTAAAAAACTACTCATACTTTTACACTCTCCTTTTTAGTCAGAGAATGTGCATTTAAATTAGCTTTAGCTTCCGCTAACAGTAATTTAAATAATTCCTTATCTTGCTCTGATATAACATACCCTGAAATAGGTGTTACAGAGCCTTGTTTTAAATAATACATTTCTTACCACCTTTCAATTCTAATATGCACAAAAAAATAAGTTATATGAAAGCTTTCACACAATCATACAAATTTTTTCTATGTACACATACATATTTATCAAAACAAGTATATAAACTTTGCCCCAATAGATAATTATATATACAAAAAATGAATAAATTATAATTTGCACATGATTTTTCTGCTTTTTTTATACAAAAAATATAAAGCGACCTTTCAAAAAAAATTATCGTGCCATGAAGTTTAATGGATCACTGTTTTCTGTGAGTACTGCAACTCTTCCACAAATGCAGGTTTGAAAACAAAAAACATATCCTTAAACTCATGTAAACTAAAACACCAACAAAACATTAAAAAACACCATACACATAATTTCCAATAAAAATCACCCAATTAAAACAACACTTGCAAGTACAAGTATTAATTTAATCAACCATTCTTTTAATTAAAACACTTACTTCAAACACTACCTCCTACACAATCACAAAATATAAATACTAACAAAAAACATAAAAAAATAATATGTGCAGAGTACTGCACATGTGATTAATAAATACATAGTTTAATCACGTCCTTTAAAAAAATTTTTGGTGAAGTAGCTTTTGTGAAAAATGTTTTACAGTTTTCTACATCTGTAATTTTACATTTTTCACCTACTTCATTTTTTATTTTTCATAAATATAACCTTGTTATATTCCCACTTAAAAAAAATAAAAAAATGAATTTTTTATCCTTCTACAAACTCTTTTATCCTGATAATATCCGCATCATCATCTAAAACATTAATCAAGTATTCCCCATCATTATTAACACTTAAAAAATCCTTAATTTCAGAAGCTACACTATCAAAAGGAGTATCTTCCAACTCCCTAATTAACTGTTCTAATTCCCATTTCTCATAAAAATGAGTTTTACTGATTTTCAACTAAATCCCCTCCATTTACTTCAGGTTTGTAATACAATTCCACCAATCTAGAATTAAGCTGATTTGAAATCAACATATAAGCCAAATTCCCTAAAAAGAAAGTCCACCAAACAGTTAAAACAAAAATAATAATATTCCAACCCCAACCGCCCCATGAGGACTTCCTTAACTTACAATAATCACCATCATCACGAGTAATTTTATAGCCTGACTGAACATACTCATCAATCATGTTCTCATATTTTTCACGATCACTAATTTCTCTAACTCTTTTCTTCATAATAATTCCCTCCTTATTTTTTCAGAAACAACCTTGTTAAAATTGTTTCAATAGTTTCACCTTCTGTAATAGCATATTCCTTAATAAAAGAAACTGCTTCAGGTGAAATAACCACATTTCGCCTGAACTGACCTTTTTCAAAATCAGAAACAGGAAAATCACGTTTTTGAGAGCTGATATAATGATACAACTCCATATTTACTTTAATAGGCATATAGCACACCTATTTATACTCCGCAGACAAATATTTTGCGGTTTCTTCGTTAAATTCATCGCTTTTATCAGCAATAACTTTCCAAAGAGCCTTATTTTTATCCAAACTCTCTTTAATGAATTCCATAACTTCCATTTTATCGAATTCATTTAACAACCTGTTTACTATAGCCAATTCTTTGTCATAAATGTAATAACAACTGTCCAGCCTATGACTATATCTTATCCGATTAACATATCCCATAGGCGCATCTTTTAAATTTTTAATTGCTGTTTCAAGAGGAATCCCATTCTCCTGAATAAAATTCCTAACATACAACACATCCATTCTACTGAATTCAGGAAATTCGGCAGAAATCTTCTCACTAATTTCTTCTGACCTTCTTTGATAAGCTTCACCAAGCAAATCTAATTCTTTATCGGTAAACATATTTAATCACTCCTTTTTAATATAAAAAAGGATCCATTTATGACAACAACAATATATTATATACAACAACAACCACCCACCAACAGCAGCAGCAGTAACAAGCAGCAGTAATAGCAACAGCAGGAAAAATATACTATATGCATGCATCAGATGCAAGCACCACCCCCCGTGTTATCATGCCTATTATATCATTTAATGAATGAATCAATTAATTAAATGTATTGTTGTTATGTCAACTGTTACTTTAATTAGTCAAGTAGTACTGTTTAATTAAAGATAGGTTAAGTTAATGTATATGATACCGTTATATATATATGACGCGGTTAAGATAGCTTAAGCTTGACCTGCTTAATTGGATCAATAACATATAGATACTACTGCAGCAGTAGAAAAAAATACTATATACTTGTATAGTATATCATATCTTATATCTGACACGCTACAACAAAAATTAAACACCATAAAAAACACCTTAAACAAGCATCAACACCATAAAACACAATGATTTATCCAAAAAAACCATAAAAATATTTTATAAAGTTCCCTAGGATAATATAAAACTGCTGGGCTTGGTCTGTGTGTGGTTTGTGTGTTTTTTGGGGTGGTTGTGTATTGTTGTTTTTTTATGGTGGGGATGCTCTGCCACACCCCCCTGTGGGGGTGTGTGGTTGCTGGTGTTTTAATTTCTTTATCAGCATCTTATACGAAATATTATATATTATTTTTTTATATATAGGGGTATGTGTATTTATAGAACTTATGATAAATATATATTTCATATAGTTATTATTTTTTTTAATGTACATATTTGTACATTGGTACTCTTTTATGTGCACTGAGGATAAAATAGTAATTTTAGGGGGGGGGTGTGTGTGTGACATTTTTTGACGCAAAATGGTGAAAATTGATGTGTGAGCTTCTTTTACTTATTAAAGGCTTCTCGTGGGTTTTCGTTGTGTCAGTGTTGTGTCAGTTTGTGTCAAATATGGTGTTTTTTGTGTCAGTGTTGCGTCATTTGTGTTGGGTTTTGTGTCAGTTTGTGTTGTGTGTGTCAGTTTTTTGTGTCATGTGTGTCAGGTTTGTAATACTGCCAAGTAGATAAAGTATTACTTTTTGTGTTAAGTTAAGTCAATTATGTGTCAGAGTATGGTTCGAATCCATACTGACAGTTAGGAATAAAAAAAAAATATGCTAAGGGAGGAGTGTAGTAGGAATGAAATCATATAAGAATATTTCAAGAATTGTAACAGTATTGTCTTTTATTGCAATATTCATAGTCACTAATAAAGATTTCTTAATAAGTAGTGTTCCAATTGAACATCAAACATTAGTTCAATTAATAGTATTGGTTGCTGGTTTCTTTGTCACACAGTTCAGTGAAGAGAAAAGAGTTGTTAGGGCTGAAGAGTTGGTTGAGGAAGCTGCATGAGTGATAATTGTATGAATGAAAATCGTATAATTAGACTGGAGGAGAGGTTGGATAAAAAACATGATGAGATTGATTCTCTTAAAAAAGAATTGATTCAAGATCGTGAGGAGTTAAAGGATGTTCTTGTTACTTTAACTCAATTGTCCTCTACTTTAAATACTTTGAAGTGGATTATTGTTGTTTTTATTTCTGCTTTTGGTGGTATTGTGGTGTTTCTTTTCCAGGAATTAGTTAAATTAATTTAATATATGTGGGGGTGTTGTTTTTTTTATGCCTCGTAAGGATAGAAGGTATAAGCCTCGTAAAAATATGGATGAGGTTCCGGAGATTAATCCTAGGTCTTATAAGTTAAATAAAACACTTACTAAGAAGATGTGTAAGTATATTGAGGAAGGGAATTATATTAGTACGGCTTGTAAGTTGTGTGGGATTGAGCGTCATACTCATTATGATTGGATGAAGCATGGTAAAAAAGGTATTAATCCGTTTAAGGATTATTATTTGGCTATTGAAGAGGCTAAGGCTAAGGCTGAGGCTTCGATGGTTGATGTTGTGACTAGTTCTGCTTTGGTTGATGGGAATGTTGGTTCTGCTCAGTGGTGGTTGGCTCGTGTTCATCCTGACCGTTGGGCTAAAAAAGACCGTGTGGAGGCTAAGGTTGATACAAGTCAGAAGATTGAGATTGTGACTGTTTCACCGGAAAGTTCTGATAAAGAAGAGGAATCCTAGAGATTAAGATTTTTGAAGGGGGTGGTATAATGTCAGCACAATGGAAATTATCAGAAAAACAAGCACAATATATTGATGATGATTCTAATGAACTTCTTATTGAAGGAAGTGCTGGTTCTTCGGCAAAACTATATTTGCTTGTAGTAAAGTGATTTTTTGGGCTATTAATAATCCTAATAGTCGTATTGGTGTTTTTAGGAAGACATTACCTGCTTTGAAGAAGACTAGTTGGTTGGAGATTCGGAAGTTACTTGACAGTCATGGTATTGAGTATGAGGAGAACCGTTCTGAAGGAGTTATCATTTTAAGTAATGGTGCCACTATGAGTTTTAGTGGTTTGGATGACTTGCAAAAGGTTCGTTCTTTGAATTTGGATTATATTTACATTGAGCAGGCTGAGGAAATTGACCGTGATACTTATTTGGAGCTTAAATTAAGGTTGAGGGGTTCTGGTGCTGATGTGACTTATAGGCAGGCTTTGTTAGTGGTTCAGCCAAGTGAGCCGTCCCATTGGATTTATGAGTATTTTCATAATATGCATTATGGTAAAATAGTTCATTTTAGTTTTCGTGAGAATCCATTTTTGCCTGAAGACCATAAGGAGTATTATGAGAGGTTGAAAGAGATTGATTATGATGCTTATCGCCGTTATAGTCTTGGGGAGTGGGGTATGTTGTCCAGTCTTATTTTCAAGAATTGGGATACTGATACTCGTGAAACTTTCAATTATTATAGTGTGGGTATTGATTTTGGTTGGGCTGTGCCGTCCGCTGCATTGTTAATTGGTTTCTATGATAATGAACCGTATATTATTGATGAGATTTATGAGAAAGGGTTGACTACTGAAGAATTATTTGAGTTGATTAAAGGTATGTTGGCTCGTAATGGTTTGGGGATTAGTGATATTGATTTGTGTTTTGGAGATGCTGCAAGTCCTGACCGTATTATGAATTTGAATGAATGGGGATTGTATACTGAACCATCTGTTAAAGATGTTCAGGCTAAAATAAACACGGCAAAGTTGACTCAAATTCATATTAATGAAGATAAATGTCCGAATACACTTAAGGAGATTCAGTCTTATACTTGGAGAAAGAATCGTGATGGAACTATTTTGGATGTTCCTGTTAAATTAAATGATCATGCTATGGATGCGATGATGTATTGTATTTATGGTATGTTGGGGGCGAATAGTCCGTATAAATGTGATGGTACTGTTGATTTGGATGAGGTGAGTTTTTATTAGTTTTTTAGAGAATTTTAAGGGTAGGTTTACTGCTAAGAATATTGAACCTAATTCTATGTTTAATGTGGGTTTGGATGATGTAACTGTTTCAAAGAATGGGGAAATCCCACAGGATTGGATTGAGTATTGCCCACCTAAAGTTAATCCCACTATTAAGAATCGTAGAAAAGCAGCTCACTTCCCAGTAGTGTATGGTATTATAAATAATTTGATTTTGAAGGCTATTGCTACTTTAACAATTGATGGTACTGATGATGAGGCTGTACAGCATATTCTTGATATGGATAAAATATGGAATTTGAAGGGTATGTGTTATGATGGTGCTTGGAAGAATATTGTTGATGGAGAGGCTTTTTATGAAGAAGTTACTGTTGATGGTCATGCTGATTTGAGGAGTTTGGCTTTTGATGGTGAGAGATATCTTATTCGTAAGTTATATGATGATAATGCTAATTTATTAGGGTATATGCAGTTGGTTGCTGTTAATAGTCCTATTCCGAAGAATTGGGATAAATTAGAGTTTTGGGAGTTGTATCAGAATAAGGATATTAAAACAGTTTCTTTTAAAGCGGAGGATATTAGTAATCCGATTTTTATTGAGATTGATGGTGTTGGTCAGTCATTAGTTAAGAATGTGATTGATCTGGCTTATGAGATTGAATCGTTGAATCGTATGTTGCCGGCGATTGTGCATAAGTCTGCTAACGTCATGGTTTTAACTGTTGGTAATGAGCATCGTAAAGAAACATCTATGAGCAAGGTTCGTAAGCAGGAGGTTGCTGAAGACTTAAGTGATTACCATAAAAAAGGAGTTTTGTTGATTCCTTATGGTATGGAGTTGGATGTTGTTGGGGATAATGTTCTTCCGAAGGTTGAGGATTATATTAAAGTTTTGAAAAGTCAAATTTATGAAGGTTTGATTACTCCTGAATCCACTTTCAGTAGTGAGTCTTCTAATCGTAGTACTGCGGAGGTTCAGTTAACTTCTGAATCTAATGGTCATGTTTTGCTTATTCAGTTTTTACAAGAGTTCCTTAAAAGATGGTTGGAAAGGGATTTGATTAATCGAGAATTATCTTTGATTGGTAAACCTGAGGGTAGTGCGTGGATTAATTTCCAAACTGGTGACCATAATCTTGATAATAATTATTTGGAAACTGATAATAGTATTGAAACTGAAGAGGATACTGTTGAGAATGAATTAGATTCATCTGATGATGATGAGGAGGTAGATGATGGTTCAGGAGATTCAGTCGACTGATGAGTTTTATTTAGATGATTATTTACCTCTTGATTTCGCTCCGAATGATGCTTATGATTCTGATGAGCAATTTGTGATATTAATGTGCTTGTTATTGCTAAAAGAGTATTATGAGGAGTATAGTAAAACACCACTTGAAGATTTAATCAACACCATTGAAAAGGATATGGAAGAGTTAAACACCAAATTATCCACAGAAGGAATGGATTATATTAAACAAGCTGTGGATAAAACCTTTTCTTCCGAATTAGATTCGTATAAGATACCGGAGAACACCATTTCACCAAATTATAATGAATTAGTTATTTTAGCAGGTTTTCAAGCATTAGTTAATCAGTTAAGAGATGATTTAAAAGCCAAAGCATTATATTATGCGGAGAATTTAGGTAAAACACCTTTTGATTTGAAACCGAACTTCAGAAGAGCAATTAAAAGGATTAATGATGTTGTAGGTACTGGTTTGGTTAATGCAAAGGAGAAATCTCATCGTGAAGTTTCTAAATTTGTTTATGGTGAAAATGCATTGTTTTACTGGGTTTGTAAAATGGATGCTAAAACCTGTGCTTGGTGTAGAAGTCAGGCAAGGTCTGAACCACGACCTATTGATGAATGGGAGTTAGACCACCCGTATGGTAGATGTACTTTGAAACCTATTAAGGAAGAGTTTTCAAGTGATTATAAATTATTGGTTGGGATAGTATGATTACAATTTTCAAAACCGGTGAAATTAAGTATCCGGAATCTTTGAATAAACCAGTTAAATATGATATTGATTTTTTAAAGAGTATTGCTTCAAGCACAGCATCTGCCAAGATTACTCATGGGCATTCTGATGATGTGATTGGTGTTTTAAGTAATTTTGTTGTTGAAGATGGTTGTTTGAAGGCTGATGAACCTGAAGGTCTTGAGTTGAAAGGTATGGGTTTTAGTCCGGTTTTTGAGTTTGATTTACTGGAGTATGATTCATATTTTAAACCAGTGAATGGTGTTATGACAGAGATTGGGTTTACAAAGACACCAAGAAGCCAAATTGTGTATAATAGTATTGGGGCTTCGAATGGAGATGATAATATGTCTGATGATGCTTTAAGAAGAGTATTGCAAGAGAAAGAAGACTTGGTTAAGAAAATGGGAGTTTTAGAGAAAGAAAGAGATTCTTATCAGAAAATGTTGGAAGCAAGAGATGGTGAGATTGAGAAAATTAAAAATTCCTATTCTGATGTTGACAATAAATTAAAAGAAATCGATGCTTTGAAGGAGAAAGCAGATTTATATGACTCATTACAAGCTTCTCGTAAACAAGAGTTGATTAATGAGCTTGTTGGTGGAAATAAGGATTTAGCAGAGAAGTATGAGTCTTTTACTTATGACCAATTAACATTCTTGAAAGAGAATAAAGTTCCAACCAATCCAGGTCAAGGAGTACCAGCTATGGGAGCTACTGGATTGGATATTGAAGGAACACACCCATCATCAAATAATGATGATGAGTATTCTGATGATGAATTCAAAGCAGATTATAAAGCTTTGTTCGGAGTCGATGTTGAATAAACTAAAAATTAAATTAAAAATTTTAAAGGAGTTATAGAATATGGTTAAAATTCAAAACTACGACCCTTATGAAACAGATATTAAATTTGATGTTGAAGAAGGAGATGTAACTGTAAAAACTGGTTTTGCAGACTTTGGTAAAGATGATGTACTCTTCTTTTCCAAGGAAATTAAAAAAGGAGATTATGTGGCTTTAGATACTACCAGTATGACTGTTAAAAAAGCAGCTAAAGCAGATAAAATCATTGGTCAAGTGATTGATGAACCTGCTTTTAAAGGTGACAGACCTAAAAAAGACACTACTTCAGGTGATTACACTAGAAGAGTTGCAACTGTAAGGTTATGGGGAGATTATGCTCATTCTGTACAGTTAAAAGCAGAGAATAAAGCTATTGCAATGGGAGATTCTGTTGCTTATGAAGGAGATAATGTATTCGATAAGGCAACTACTGCAAATACTACTATTGCATTAGAAACTGCAGAAGCTTTGAAAGCTCCTAAAGTATTGGTTTTATTCGGTTACAGAGGTTTATAAGGAGGTTTGATGATATATGCCTATAATTACATTAAGTGCTGAAAAAGCATTAAGAAAAGAGTTCATTGAAAGAGCAATTATCACTAAAATGAACCCGCAATTAATTTTTAAGGATTTATTCCCAGTTGTTGATTTAGGTGGTTCATCCACATTCATGTTCTATCGTGATGATGAATCTGCAGAAGATGATATTCAAAAAGGAGTCATGAGTGAACCATTAGAGATGAGTGAATTAGGTGCAATGTCCAAGATTAAAGTATCATCTATCAGTAAAGAAATTGGAGATACTTATCAATTTGGTTACAGTATTGAATTCTCTGACAAAATGAAAAGAGAAAATGGTTTCATTGATGAGGTAATGAGAGCATACGACAGAGCAGCTTATGGTATGGCAAGGAAAATTAATTTAGATATTTTCAATGCTATTGACACTTTCGCAGCTGCAGATCCAATTACTTTAAATGATGGGGCTTGGAAAACATCTTCAAAAATCAATGAAGATATTATTGACATGAAAAAATCATTTGAAAGTCAAATCGGTTGGGATTATACTTTAACTGATTTATTCACTCCAACCGATAATTACTACGAAGTTCAAAAATTCTACTCTGCATTAGATACTTTTAATCCAGCTAATACTGAAGGAACTAAATTAACTAATGTTAAAACAGTCATTCCTAAAGGAACTGTTTACGGTATTGATAAAAACATTAAACCATTAACCATTTATAAAAATGTTGATTCAAACCATTCTACTGTTGAAGGTGGTTTAATCAATGTTAATGTATGGGAAGACCCTAATTACCCATTCAAACACCATATTGAGTTATGGGCTGAAATGGGTATTGCAAGTAAACATCCAACCGCTATGTTAAAACAAACTGGAGTTTAGGTATTTATGGGTTTGAAATTTAAATACCGTGATTTATGGTATCATGGTAAATTAGCACCTAAAAGAGTGTATGAGCAGTTAGAAGATTTGCAAAAGCAGATTGATGAGTTGAAAACCGCTAAACAAACTAAACAAGACACTAGTAAAGAATCTGAACCACAAGAGGGCGGTAGTTAAATGCCTTTGAAGTTTAGGTTTGTGGAATTGTTCAAAGGAAGATTCCCAATCCCTAAATTTCTTTATGAACAATTAGAAGACTTGCAAAAGCAGATTGATGAACAACATATTGTTAAAGAAGATGTTAAAATAAACAAGACTCAATTAACTAAAGCTTTCGGCAAACCTGAAGAGTTTAGAGGAATGGGTATTGTTCGCAATCCTGAAGCAGTTTATTTAATTGTTTCAAATGGGAAGAATTTTGAAAAGTTTGAATTTAAAGAAGTTTAGGGAGGGATTAGTGTGTTGAGAATGGAAGAATATTACAAGGTTTTGCATTTTCTTGAGTTTGATGGAGTTGATAGGATTTACCCTTGTGAGAAATATTTTTTAGATGATAAGGGGAATAATGTTCCGTATACTGGAGATTTGTTATGGGAAACTAATCGTGAAACTTTTTCAGGGATAGATTATGTTACTGTTTTATTGGAGTCTGATAAGAGTTTCTCAACATCTACCCTTCGATTTGAATTGTCCGAATACTTGCAAGGTTATAGTCCAGTTCTTGTTTTAAATGTGGAAGACCCAGTAACTATTCCAGAGAACACTCCAACTAAAGTTGTGTTTAAGTTGAAGAAGTCCCAGCAAATGGTGGATTCTTCAAGGAATTTAACTGGGATTAGAAGTTGTCATTTAGTTGCACCTGAAGAGAATAATTATATTATTCATGAGATTGTTTTTCGTAATGATAATACTATGTATACTCTTGAGAAGTTAGATAGGTTTATTGAGAATGGTAGGTATTATATTGCTTCAAGATTGCATATTACTGAAGCAGAATTGCCTTTTGAATTAAAAGACCATGTTTATACTGCTGCTGCAGGGTATGCTTGGTTGAGTGTATGGGAATTTGAAGCAAGAATCATGAATGATGAGCAGAAAAATGCTAAATCATATGGTAAGTGGTTGTTTGCAGAAGTAGACCAAGCAATAGCAGATTATAAAGAAATGAAAGGAATAGCTGATGATGATGAGTTATTCGTAATGGATGAGTTAGTTACTTATACTGAGTCTAAATGGTGATTTGAGATGAGTGTTTGGGAGCAGATTCTTATTGATTTAAGAAACATTATACAAGACTCTGAAACTTTTCATGATGTTGATGTGTATTATGATGAATCGGAAATGAATCCAAATATTTCTTTACCAGCAATATCATTTCGTGTTGGTTTGAAAACAACCATATCATCAAAACCAGAGTGCAGTAGGTATAAAAGAGATTTGGAAATCAGATTGCATACTAAAACATTGGATAAACGAGAATTACAATCCGAATTATATGATTATGAAGAAGCATTAATCAGTACAATAAATCAGGCGAAATTATCTCATAAGATAGGGGATTTTTATACCATAAAAGACACAGGTTCGGGTAAATTAAGTGTTTTAATGTTTAATGCAAGGAAAGAAGCAGGGCAAATGAATGAAACATTCTTTTCAAACTTATTAAAGATTAATTTTGAGGTAGAGTATGAAATTTAAATATATTGGTGAAAACAACACCTATTGCTTGGAATTATTAGCATATAATATAATGAGCAAAAAAGATAATTTGAAAAAAGGTCAAGTTATAAAAGTTCCAGATGAAAATGCAACACTTATAAATGCATTAAATGCTTCTGGAGTATTCGTGAAACTTGATTTCAATAAAAACACCACTAAAAAGAATAAAAAAGGAGAATAAATAATATGGGAGAATTAGCACCATCACTAACTTACCATTATTGGGGAATGGGATATGATGACTCATCTAAAGGTATGAAAGTACTCACCAGAGGAACTGAGTTTGATCATCAAAAAGAAATAACTTTTGAAGATGATGAAGGACACATGGGTACTGGAACTACTAAGATAAGTGCATATCGTGCAACTGCAACTGCAGCCCCATCATGGACAGATAAAACAAGGTATAAAGAAGGTTGGGAGGATATATGGTACTTATTATTAGGTTCTGAAGATGCAGTTTCACATAAAGTGAGAAAATCAACTGTAGATGGAGCAACCGGAGTATTTGATTATATCTTCGCACAAAATGCAATCAATCCACAAGACCCATTATTCTGTACTGTGTTTAATGGTTTTGCAAAAACAACTAAAGATGCATTTGTATATGAAAACTGTTTACTTAACGAGTTTGAATTAACTGGAAGTAATGAGGAAGCTCCAACTTACACTGCAACTTTTGCAAGTAATTATCCGAAGTTTAATCAGCTTAATCCTGCAAGAGTACTCCCTAAAAGAACAGTATTCACAAAACCATCTGAAGTAACCTTGTATATTTCACCTCAAGGAGATTATACTTCGGAAACTGATTTGGAGCAATATAAATATCCTTGTTTCATTGAATGGAGTTTGAATGTTAATAACAATGTTGAAACTCAACCATGTTCAAGTGATGATTTTGGGACTTCAACTAAAGTATTAGGGGACCGTGAAGCAGAGTTCAGTGTTACTGTACCATGGACTGAAGCAACCAAATTCCTTGAATATCAATTCATGGGTAATGATAAGAATGCTACAAATGTATCTGAAGAAAATGATATTAAAACAGTTTGGATTGTTATGAAATCTGCAGAAATATTATCTGCAGAGGGAACTGGAACTGGTAAATATTACACCACTACAATTAAAATACCTGAAATTGTTTTAACTGCAGGGGACTCTGACCAAGCAGGTGATGAAGCAAAACAAATTGTTTTAGAAGGTAAAATACAAGAGAATGGTACTGATAGTTTCATTGAAGTTGAAATCCGTACTGATTTAGCAAATCTTAATGTTGGAGTTGCTCCAGCAGATTCACCATAAAAACTATGGTGAATTTTTTTTATTATATTTTTTTTAATTAATTTTATAGGATAGTAAGTATATTATGTCATTTAACGCAAGGAAAATAAATTTCTGTGGAAAAGAAAGAAAATTCAAAAGATGTCCGAACAGAACAGTGAAAGATTTCCAAAAAAGAATTGAGAACATACAAGAGGAATTAGAACCATTAACCGATAAAAATCGTGAATTCCAATTTGCTTCTCAAGAAATAAATGATGAGATAGAAACAATCAATAAACATATTGAATTATTAGAAAAGTTGGATGAACCAACTGATGAAGAAATCAGACAATCTTTGGATTTAAACCAATCTAAAGTACAGTTGCAGAAAGAATTGCATAAGTTAATCAATGATAATGAGTTGAGTATGAGGAATGAGAAAGATTTCTTTAAAGATATTGATAAAAAATTAATGGATACTTATGCGGAATTTGCAACACTTATTTTTGATAAATTTGAGTTCGAAGAGTTTGAAGAAGAAGCAGACTCAACAGACCTTGTTATAGCACCTCGTTTAAGTGAATTGTACCGTTTATGTACAAGTGGAGCTAAACAAGCAGAAGTGGATAAAGTTTATCGTAATATTATAAAAGACAATATTGAATCATCATTTCAATCCTGATGATGATGAGATAACTCAAGATAAAAAAGAAGATAGCAAACCTGTATCTCAAATGATAGAGGAAGCTATGTTAGATGAATATTTTTTACTTGTAAGAAGAATTCCGGGGATTTCATTATCTCCAAAGGAATACTGGGAGTTAGATACTTTCACTACACAGTATTTGCTTGATTTGGAGAAAGAAATAATGAAAGAAGAGGAGAAGTCTTATAACGGTAAGAAATCTCATAATTATACAGAATTTTCTGATAAAGACAGTCCTGAAATGGTGGATATTGTAATGGAATTAACAGAGGATGCGTAAAAATATGTTTAGTTTAGATACAACTCCATGGAAACAATGGTTAGAACACACTAAAGAAGCAGTTAAGCAGATGGATATGTTAATGGAGTCTAAATATGCAGTAACTATAAGAGAAGTTACTACGCCATTAGTTCCATTGAAAACTGGTAAATTAATTGGGAGTTTCATTACAGATTTAAGCAGTACTTTCCCAGTTACTGAAATGACTTTCGGATACTCAGCATATGATGAGAAGAGTGGTTTTAATTATGCTGAATATCAGCACGATATTATTAAAACATCCCAACATCCAATTCAAGGAGTTCAATTTTATCTCCGTAAAGGTATTTACCATGCTCAAGAAACTGTTTTTACAGAGATTGAAGAGGATTATTTAAGCTGTTTCCACATTTAGGAGTGTGGAGGCAGTATTTTTTTTAAACTTTTTTTTAAGGGAGGTTATGGTTTAGTATGGCTAATATGGGGAATGCTGTAACTGCAATGTTAAAATTAGATACTACTGATTTTACAAACAATATTAACCGTGCAGTTTCTGCAATAGATAAATTACAAACTAAAGCAAATAGTAATAAATCATTTTCTAAATTGGCTAACAGTTTAGCTACATTCCGTAGAGAATTAAATAAACTTGAGTCAACCTCTTCTGTTTCAAGTGAAGCATTAACTAAATTATCATCAAACATTACTAGAGTAGGTAATGCTTTGACTGTGGTTAAGAAGTTTGAAACAGAAGTGCAAATTTTTAGTAAAATGGCAAATAGTGTAGGTCAGTTTACTCGTGCTTTAATGAATTTAAACAACACACAAAGACAAACCAGTTCAATATCAAATCAAACAACCAATAGTATTAGAACTATGGGAACCAGTTTGAATACTGTAAAATCAAGTACTACTGGATTAACAAGTAGTTTGAATAGTGTGGGAACTGCAGGGAGAACTGCTTCAAGTGGTTTAAACTCAACTTCAACAAGTTTAAATTCAATAAGTAGTTCTGCAAGTAGTGCAGTAAGTAGTTTAAACTCAACTGCAACAACTTTGAATACAATAGGTTCTAGAATAAACAGCACATTTACTGGTTTATCTGCAAAAGCGAATAGTGCAAGTACTAGTATTAAAAATGTAGGTGCAAGTACAACAACAGTTTCAAGTAGTGTGGGAAACCTTGGTAAATCAGCATCTTCAAGTGCAACTGGTTTTAATACTTTAAATAATAGTATTGGTAAATCAAGTCAAACTGCAAAAGCAGCTGATGGAAGATACAAAACATTATCCAATACATTATTCAGTCTTCGTGGAATAACCAGTATGGTTGGAGCAATGTTCGCATTCCAATTAGTACAAGGATTCATAGACAGTACACAACAAAGTATCCATGCAAAATCCCAAATGGAAGCTTATCAAAAAACAATGGGCATGAGTGAACATGCAGTTGATTCTTTTAACAAGAAGTTAAATGAAACTGTAAGTACTTATAAAAAAATGAATAAGTACAGTCTTGGTGAAGCTGTTGCAGGTTTAGGTATTGAGTTTAACCTTACTGGTAAGCAAATGGAAGGTATGATGAAAACTGTTGCAAGATTGCAATCAGAATACCTTCGTGCAGGTCGTTCTGCAGAAGAAGCAGATCTTGCAGTTAAAGATATTATGCAAGGAGAATTCCTTCGTTTAAGTCGTGAAACTGGTGTTGGTAAAGAGGATTTAAAAGCTCTTGGTTGGAGTGGAGATACAAAAGATATTGCATCATTGCAAAGAGCATTAGATAAAGTAGCTGAACAAAGGAATTGGGATGCTTTTGCTCAACAAGCAACAAGTTTAAGTGATGTTTTAGCAATTCTTAAAAACCGTTTTGGTGAATTCGTAGCTGATTTAACAAGTATTATTACACCAGGGATTGTTGGTGCTTTTAATTTAATAAGCGGTGCTTTTGGTGCTGTGGAAAATTGGTATAATAATTCCAGTTTTTTCACTCAAGGAATGACACAATTTTTAGGTGTTGCTTCTGCTTTAGGTGTTTTAACTACTGGTTTAATTGCTTTTAAAGGACATATGGGTTTGGCGGAGATTGCTTCTGCAGGTTTTGGTAGGAGTTTGTTAGGTGTTGCTTTAGGTTTTGATAAAACAACTATTGCTTCAACTTCTGCTATGACTATGTTGAAAGCATGGATTGCAGGAACTAATACTGCTATTGGTAAAGAATTATCTTTTGGTCAGGCGATTGCGAGTAGGGTTTTAGGTTTGAATCGTGCAAGTGTAGCTACTAATGGTGTTGTTACTTCATTAATTGGTATGTCCAGAGGTATGAAAGTTGCTAAAGATGGGACTCTTTTAGCAAATTCTGCTCTTAAAGCTTATCAGTCAGGTACAATTGCTTTTAAAGAAGCGGAAATTGCATTGAATGGTATTTTGCAAGCTAATGGTGTGCAGTTTAAATTAACTTCAAGCATGATTTCAGCATATGCTGCACAAATGGGTGTTGCGAAGATGAGTAGTTTGTCTTTTGTGCAGAAATTAGCAATGTTAAATCCAAGTATTTCTGCTACTCAGGCTTCAACTATGAAAACAAGCCAAGCATTGAAGGCATTTGCAGGAAGTAGTGTTGCTGCAGGATTAGCAGTAACTGGTGTTTTAATAGTGGCTTTGATTGCATTAGCAGCAGCATTTGCAATAATTTATGATAAATGTCAGCAAGCTAAACAAGCAGTTGAGGGTTTTCAAGATGTGGTTGAGAATGGTGATGACTACATAAAAGCTGCTAAAAATCGTGAGAATTACTGGACTGGAGTGGCAAATAGTGCTAAACAACATAAAGCAAATGCCACTAATGCAAGAGATTCTGCAGATGCAGAGAAATATTTAGCTCATGCTACAAACATGGCTAAATCTGCAAACATGGATTATCAAGCATCACTTAAAGCAGTTCAACAAGCAAGAAGTTATGATGCTCAACATAAAGCACAGGAAATGAAGATACAAGGGGAAAATACACAGTTTCTTCAAGAACAATATAAAAAATTAGGTTTAAGTGAAGATGTGGCAGCTTATAAAGCTAATAATTTAGCGAGAAGTGTTGAAGAAGGGAATCATGTTATTAATGAATCACTTCAAAAACAAGCTTTGTATTTAGACCAACATAATCAATCAATTAGTACTCATATAGACCGTTTAAGAGAGATGGGTGCAGATACTAAAGCAACTACTAAATACCTTGATGAGCAAAGTGCGGAAGTATATAAAGTAAGTGAAGCTTGGAAAGCATTTAATCAAGGAGATATGATGGCTGGTTTTAAAGCAATGGTTGGTGAATTTAAAATATGGTGGAATGATTTATCATCTTATTTTACAGAAGGTATTCCTTTAGACAAATCATTTAAAATGATGGGTCAGGATTTATCTAAAAGTATTACTGGTTTTGTTGGGTGGATTCAAGAATCTTTTGAAAATACAGACTGGCAAGGAGTAGGAAATGCTATCGCAGTGGGCTTAACCAACATAGATCTGATAGGAATACTCAGTGGAATTAGAGAAGCTGTTTTAACAGTTTATAAGGGATTATCCTCTGTATTATGGGGAATAATTGAAGGTTTAGGTCAACAAGCAGGGACTTACATAACAAACTGGTTTAATGATAGTATTGTGCAACCGTTAAGTGAAGCTTGGAATAATTTTATGAATGACCCATTAGGTACAATAGGTGGAGCTATAAGTGGAGGACTTAGTTGGTTGCTTGATGCATTTTTAAATAATGGTACTGTAGATGCTCTAACCAATATATGGGAATGGTTAAATACAAGCATCATTCAACCTTTGCAAGAAGCATGGGGACAATTTACAAGCGACCCATTAGGTTATTTGATGAGTGGGGTTGAATTTGGAATTGGAATGCTCCTTGATGCTTTACTTGGAAATGGAGATACAGATGCTTTAACCAGTATATGGAACTGGTTAAACAATAGTATTATTCTACCATTACAACAAGCATGGAGTCAATTTGCATCAGACCCACTCGGATATCTTGCAGGAGTAATTATTGACATAGGTCAATTCTTAAATAGTTTATTTGGTGATGTATGGACTGGAATAACTAATTGGGTAAATTATAATATTATACAACCAATAAGTCAAGCAATACAAACTGGTTTGGCAAACATACCTATTCTAGGAAGCATTCTTCAAATGTTAGGCTTAATTGATGGGGGAAATCAAACAGCATCAAACAAAGGTAAAACATTAGGAGATAAAATAGGAGAAGCATTAAAACAAGCAATCTACTCCATACCAATTGTTGGGGATATTATTCGTATTTTAGACCTGATTAATGGTACTTACGGTACAGCTAACAGTAAAGGTAAAGGAGTAGGTAGAAACATTAAAGAAGGTGAAAAATCAGGTCATCAAGGAACTTCTGGTAATGTTGCATCTGAAATGTTGGATGTTGTTAATGCAGTTGCTAAAGCAGCAGGTCAAGCATATAGTGCAGCAGTAAAAGTAGGTCAAAGCATATGGAATGGTATTAACAGTATACTTCAAAGGCATTCACCAGGTTTTATTCATGACCAAGTTAAAGCAGAATTCCAGAATGATTTACCATCTGCTATTCTTGGAGCTACAACTAAGGTTTATGATAATGCAGCTTTAGTTGGTCAAGCTATGGTTGATGGAGTTACTCCAAGTGTGGATAATTTACAAACTCAAGTTTCTGATGCTTTATCTCAAACATATGATATTCCTCAACTTGATCCGGCAGTTGCTCAAATGTTGCAGGTTCAGGGTATGGATTCTTCTGCTAATCAAGATGCTTTAGCTCAGTATCAGTCTGATGCTCAATATGCGGAGCAGTTGAATTATGATACTAGTATGAATACTATGAATACTTTCAGTACTTTGGGTACTGTTGTTGATGGTGTGTTTAATGGTATGGGTACTAGTATGGTTACTGCTTATACTGGTATGAATACTAATCAGCAAACCTTGTTGACAGGTATGACTACTAAGAATCAACAAGCATATAATCAGATGCAAACTCAAACTACCACTAGTTTGAATAACATGAGAAATAGTACTCAAAATGTTACCAATCAGATGACTAATGCTTGGGTGCATATGAAGGATAATATTGTTGCTAGTGCTAATCAGTTGAAAACACAATCAACAAGTCATTTTAATCAGTTAAGTGGCACTATTGGTCGTTTTTACCGTAAATTGCAAAACCCAAGTAGTTGGGGAGCAGGTGACCCTGATTCAACTCCAAGATACACTAATCGTGGAAGATATAATCGTGGTGTGAAAGCAGTTAACCGTGTTTTCGGTAAAACAAGTGGTAGTGCAGGCAGTCCAAGTTTAACTTCTAGTTTTGGAAAACATGGAGCAGGAACTCCTCCAACTGGTTTACCTGAATCAATGAAGTTAAATGATTTGCTGAAGATGATGTGTCCTAATGGTTCTTGTATTGGAACAAATCAAAAAGTTAATGTTAATGAGTTCTTGGCAAGTTTCATGAATGGTGCTTTTGGTACTTGGAGAGATTGGAGTCCGAAACATTTCAGTAAAATTAAAAACACCACTAATGAGTGGGATGCTAAATCTCCAAGGATTATGGGTTGGATTGATACTAATACTAATTTTAAAGTTAAAAGATTTTTGAATGGTCAGCCTAATGTTAGTTTTGATGAATTCAAACGTATGGCTGAAGCATTGTTTAGTGCTATTCAATATGATTTTTATATGGATAGTAGTAAGTGTGGTAATTGGGTTGCTGCTTTGCAGACTGGGGCTGTGAATTGTTATGATGGTACTAATGCTTTATTGGCTTTGGCTCGTACCTGTGGTTTTAGTGGTAGTATGGCTCATGGTTCTTGGAATGGTGTTCCTCATGTGTGGGCTGTGATTAATGGTCAGAAAATGGACACTACTGGTTGGCAAAAGAGAAGAACTTGGACTCCTTCAGCATCTGCAGGTTCACCTTCTGGAAATATGGATATTGGCAATACAACAAATAATTCTATAACTGTTTCTGTCCGTATTGAGGGTGATGTGTACGGTGTTGATGATTTGGACAGTAAAATACAGAGTGGAGTTAAAAAGGGCATGGCAGAAGCTATGAATACTTCGAATATTATAGGGGTTTAACAAAACACACATAAATACCCTTTTTACATATATATGAGGCTACCTATTTAAGGTAGTTTCTTCAACTTTTTTTAGGAGGAAAAACAACATGGTACAACAAAGTTTCGTATTTGACATGACATTAATCGAAACATTCTGGGACAACTGGAATAAAACAGGATGGTATGGTGCAGACACCATGACACCATCAAAAACAGACTATGAAATAATCATAGCAGACACATCAGACACAAATCAATTACATGATATTGATGATGCAATAAAAAATGGACAATTAAAAAACACAGTCAACATTCACACAGGCAAATTTGCAACAGTCAAATTAGTGTATGGTGGAGAAAAAGGATCATGGGAAAGAACAATCTCATTCCCTGAAGACAGTACAATAGATATTGGTAAGGATAATATTTTTGTGAAAGCATTATTCATAAGACACACTACAACTAAAAAAGTTGTGGCTTACTGTATTTTATCAGATAGATTCCCATGCACTAATAAAATAATTATTCCTGCGGGAACTATTGGTTGGAGGATTAAAGAAAATGTGAGGTGTGATGCATGAGTGATGCTGAATATATTTTTAATTTCAGAAGAGTTGATGATTTTTTAGATAATATTAATCGTGAAGGTTATTTTGATACTGAGGATATGGATGGTTTGAATAAGAATTTTCGTTTTATGGTTTCAACTGATTGTCCTGATAATATTAATGATTGTCTTGATGAGTTTGGTACTTTGAATAATAAAGTAACTTTGATAGATATTGGGGATAATGGTTTGGTTGCGATTAATTATAATCATGGGATTAATGGTAATCGTTATATTAGTATTGCTCAAGGTAGTTTTCAAATTGATGTTGGTGATGGTTTCACTGATTTGAAAGCTTTGTTTTTATGTAGTGCTGATACTGGGTATGTGATTGCTTATAGTATTGTTCCGAAGACTGTTCGTGTTAAGAATGAGGTTGTGTTCCCAGTTAATGGTGTGATTTGGGATGTGAGGACTGAAGTATGAAAACAGTTAAATATGCAACCAGTTTTGATGAAGTGGCTCATGGTGGAGTGGATTCTACTACTTGGAAAGATTTGAATAATATTCTTCAAGATACTGATACTTTTGCAACTAGTTCTTATGTTGATGGTAAAGTTCCACAGCAATTATATGTGTATGGTTTTCATTTGGATTTGAATGAACACCAATATATTAAGG